ATCCTTTTTTTACAAAACCCATATCGCTAGTCTTTTCTAATTCTTTTAATTTATTTCTGCTCCAAGTCAAAGCAGCCCTACCCCCCCAAGCATCGTACATAAGCAATCCGCATCCTTCTCCATAAGACGTTGAAGTTTCTAAGTCAACTTCATGACGACTTAAATACGAATACATCCGCTTAATAGTGTCAACTGATACAGGCTCGCCATTTGCTAGCTGGTTGGCTCTTTGTTTTCCTACGGGAGTTCCACAAGGTCCCCAGCCATTTTCATCAACGTATTTCAAAACTCTCTTAGCGTTATTTCTAACCGCCTCTGGATAATCAGAATACGTTTGCTCGGCTTTTTCTAGCATTGCTTATTCGTTTACCCAAATATACAAAGAAAAAAAATTAACAAACAAAATCACCTACAGAATAAAGGTATCCTTAAAATATCTTCTTGCGTAAGACTCTGAAACATAAATCACTACACACGAGCAATTTATAGTCTGCTCTGCACCTCCATTTAAATCGCCAGGCTTATCCATTAAGACTTCAAAGCCTCTAGTGTTAAATACAAACGGCTGATCGAATCTCTTAGGTTTATTCTGCGCTAGAATATGCTGAATCCTTGGCTCTTTAGCTCCTCCGTGAATCCATATCTTCCAAAGCTGAGTTCCAGTCTGATTGGCCCAATCAATTGCAGACTTCATCTTTCCCTCATTGTAAGCTCGAGTTGATTCCGTTCTAGCAATTGCCCTAGCTCTTTTAATATCAGGAATCTGTTGAATCAATAGCTCCTCAATTTGTCTAGGATTTAATCCGTCTTTAATTCCTTTAGCAACTATCTCGTTTACCTTCTTTTGACTAGTATCAGTTACCTCAAATATCAGTTGACCTAAATTCTGAATTACCCAACTCTTAATGAACTCAAGCCAAGCACTAAGAAAAAAATTATCTGGCAAAAACTTCTTCTCTCTATTATCTTCTCGTATTCTATTATACTCCTTAGTTGCAGAATCAACAAAAACCTCTTGGTAGAACTTTACGTAAGCATCTTGCATGGGCAACAACGGAACAACTGGTTTAGCTTGCTGCTTTAAGGCCTCTGTAAATATTTTTACTCCAAGGCGTTCGTATCTCTTCAAGTCTGCTTGTGCTGACCTTCTAACCTTAGAGTAATTAATTTTTCTCATTTCTTATGCTTGGAAATCCACAAAGTCCGTTGCAGCAGTTCCTAAAGCCTCATCACTCGGAATCACGTTGCTAGGAATCCAATGTACGTCCATAGCTGGGTCTTCGCTCGCGTGCCAGTTCAATAAGCTTCTAACCTCGTTTCCAGTAAAGTACGGAGATTTGCCGTACGTGTCCAAAATAACCTGAACATCTGGTTGTAACTCAGAGAATGATGAAATATCAAAGTCAATCACGTAATCCATGCCGTAAGACTTTCCAATCCACTGCGTGAACTTCTCCTCAATCATTTGTAGCTGCGGCATAATCACATCAGTAACCAAAGCCTTCTGTGCGCCTTCTAAATTGGCATAAGTTGCATTTGAAGTGAACAACACAGGATTTACTCCCCAAAGACCGCAAAGCGTTTGCAAATCCATATTCTGAGAGTTGATGATATCCATCGCAACTGGACTCAATCCGATTGCATCGTAACGCAAAGGAATCGAAGACGCGACAATTTTATTTAAGTTCTTATTTCCGTTTATCCTCTCATCAATCCGCTCATCCATCTTTGCGCGTTGATCAGGGGAAGGCCAAAACTCAGGGTTATTAATATTCGGAGAAATAATGCCTTTTGCACCTCCATTCTGGAAAGTCTTCTGTTTTGCTTCAGTCGCTTCGTTATTAGCTTGTAATGTCGTTAAACCAGCCAAGAGTGGAGGCATACCTCTCAACTGCGCTCCGTTCAAATCCCAAGTAAGATTTGTGGTTTTAATGTGCAAAACCTCATCAGCTGGAATCTCAATGTTCTGGTCTCCAATAATCAATTTATAGCCGCGTACTGGCTCAAACAAACTTCCAGCTACGATTTCCACATAGTTGGACGGCATTACATACATTTCCTTTATTTTGCCCTTATTCAATCCATCCTGTGGAGAAAAGCCGTAAACAAAGATTTCTCCGCTAGTATTGTACCACGTTAGCATCGAATCAAGAAACTCCGCCCAAGTTTGCATTGGATTTGGATTTCTAATTAGCTGGTTTACTGGGTCGGAGTAATTTACGTCTTCTAATTCCTTTTTTCTAAACGCTATGCTCTGTAATCTATTTAACTCTTTCGCGCTATATTTTCCGCCTCTGTATTTCTTCGCTGCTTCAGTTTCTCTATAAACGTAAGTCGGGCACTGCTTGCCTTTCTCAGCTATCTTTCTAATAATTGAGTAAACAAGCGCGTTTCCTTTGTATCCTTTGTCTATAAATGTCTGTTGGTTTGAGTCATACCAAACAACAAGCGTAGAGGCCGTAAACTGGCCATAAAGTATTTGATTTAGTAGATTTACATCTGGATAAGTCTTCGTTGGCGTTACCGTTGGAGCGATGTAATTCTGAAGAGCCTTTAAGAGCATAGCATATTCGTTTAGACAAATATACTTATTTATTCTTTTCTAAAAATGTAACTCCGTAAAACCAAGTTACTACCATAACGGCGCGGGCGCTCCAATGCCAATTAAATACGTTAAAATCTAGCGTTACGAAAACGATAAATAAATAAGTGATTAACATTAAAATAAGCGCGGCAATTGTTTCTTTTTTCATATTGAGAATTCAAAATTGTTTTTTACCATTAGTTCAGTTAATCCCCAGACAAGCGCGTCAACTCTATCGGGGCTTTTCCCTTTGTCGGGGTCAAAAGTTACCATTTGTGATTCAAGAAGCGGAAAACTTCCAACGTGATATACTTGACCTTGTTCGTAAAGCGAGTAAACGGGCTCAGCTCTCACATATTTTCCCTTAGTCGCGGTCACTAGCTTTATTCTAAAATTTGTCCCTTGTGATTTTAAAACCGCTTCGACCATGTCACCGCCTTGATTCTTTTCCGCAACTATGCAATCAGCGTTCCACCTAAACGCCGCATCCGTTGCAACCTTTGCCCAATGGTTAGGCGAATACTTTCCGCTAAGGTCTTCCAACACATAGCCAAAACCTTCGCTATCTTTTCCTACTACTATTAAACCCGTTTCATCGCTTTGCATATTTGCAGTAGTTGCGGGGTCGATTGCTACTATTATTCTAGAAAGGTTTGGCGCTTCATCTATTCGGGCTTTTCCAAGTATTGCGCGATTCCAAAGCATCCCTTCGGCGTCATCTAACCAAGTACCTAAAAATAGGTGTTCATATCGCGCGCGGTTTTCTCTTTTGGTTTTTTCCGCTGCTTGGATGAATGAATCGCTTAAGTTTTCTTTATTATCAATGTAAGTTGTATGAATGTAGGTCGTGTCCTTTCGCTTCTTTTTAACAAAGTCGTTGTAAATCCAATGAGACTTATAAGCTGGATTCATTACCAAAATAACGCGGTTTGGATTATCCTTCGCACGTATTGATAAATCCACTTTGTCGAAAACGTCGGGGTCGGTTAGTTCCTCGGCTTCATCAATAACCCAAGTTGATAAGCCAGCGATTGATTTAAGATTCGCAGTATTAACGCCTGAACTCGTTTTAATCCCTCGAAATAGAATCTTTGATCCCGTTAATTTATTAATGATTTCGCTTTGCGTTACTTCGAAGTCGTTTACTTTTCCCATTATTTCTATTTTGTCTAAAAATTCGGGGATAATGGATATAAACGCCGAAACCAACGTGTAACGCGTAAACAAAATAACATGGCCTTTTTCGTAAGTTAGATTAAGCAGGAAAAGCGCCAAAGTCCAAGATTTACCCGAACCGCGGCCGCCTGTAATTAAATAATAACGGGTTTCTGGTTGCTCGTAAAATAACGGTTTATAATCCTCCAATAAATTGATCATTTAGAATAGTTTGTTTTCTTCCAGCGAAATAAAAGCCTTATTTAAGACTTCTTCTTCTTCTTCCTCATTTATCACCTTCGCCGCTTCGATCGCCGCGCTACGGCCTATCCATTGGATCGGAGGCGCGATTTTTTCGCCGTTGGTCGTTACGTCAATTTGCTGCTTCGGTAATCCAAACCGATACGAAAGCCAAAGTTTTAGCGCTTGCGTGTCGCCTTGTTGACACTTAAACAAAAGCGCGTTCCAAATTTGTTCGGGGACTGCCAAGGCGTCCATTTGTTCTATTAGCTTGACTTCCTGGATTTTAGGCGGTCGGCCTGAATTGGGCCGCGGTCCGCCGCGTTTCTTTTTTTCCATGTGTTACAATATCCTGCACTAAAAAATAGGTTTAATTTGGTTAACCAAACCAAAGGTAAATGAAAATAAATAAAAAAAATAAAAAATATTATTACAAACACTTGCATACTATTACAAACGTTTGTACATTTGATAAGTGATAAGGCACAAACAAACCGCAAAAGGGGGTTTAAAAAGTAAAAAAAAAAGTAAAAAAAGTAAAAAAAAATTACCCAATCACTTGCAATTAATTACAAACCTTTGTAAATTTACTTAACAATTAGAAACAACAACACTAAAACAAAAAACACAATGAACACTAACACAAACACAACCAGCAACAAAATGAGCGAAACAATGTCAACCGTGATCGCTTTGGGAATTTTCGCAGTAATCGCGATAGTAGGTATTTTGTACGGCATGCAGTTAGACGCTATCGGTTACTAAAATGAAGACGCTATTTAAAATCATCTACATCATTATAGCATTTTTACCAATCTTTTTTTTAGGTTTCTTGCTAGGTCTTAAATTAATCTAATCAACACACACAACACTAAACACTAACAAAATGAGAACTTCAGAACAAATCCACAGCTCCTTTGGCTACTCAGATGCAAAAAGCAAATCCATAGTTTGGGCCGCATACGCTGAACATTTCGCAGGTGAAGAAATAATGGAAGAAGGCTTCAACCTAAACAGCGGATATATTTACATAGCTTTGGAGCACGGCGTAACGATCGCGAGCGCGTTCGGTCAACCTGTTGAGTTTATTATTTACGACGACGAAACGGAAGAAGAAATGTTTTTTGATTCTATTCAAGAAGCTAACAATTTTTTAAGTAGAAATTTTTAAATAAATAATTAAAAAAACTTGCATACAATTACAATATTTTGTAATATTGTACAACACTAAACACACACACAAAATGAAAAGAATAAACAACGACGTAAACGGAAACCCTAGGTATGTGGTACATTTTTACGACCTATTAAACGACGGCGAAGGCGAAGGCCTTCCTATTTTAGAAAAGTTCGACCTAGTGGTAAAAAAGTCACGTAAAATAGGCGGGAAAATTTACAAAGGTAAAGACTTTGGTGGTTGTATTGTATTCCAGTCCTACGACATTAAAGCGACCGTTAATTTAGTAAAATCGATTTAATCCAATAGACGAAAACACAATGAAAACGCCTTTATTCTCAATCCACTCAATTGCGGCCCTCGAAAGCCGCTCTTTTTCAGTACTTCGCGCAAATATTGAAAACACGCCCGAAAAATTAGAACTCGCAAAAAAGCTTTACCCTAGTTCAGATTTTTATTTTGAATTTCATTTTACGCCGATTTCGCTAAATGTAATTTTCGGCGCTTAAAAAAGCAACTTTGGAACGTGGGCGGGTTCGTTTCCCGCCGTTGCTTCTATTTATTTCTAACTTAAAACACAAAAAAAAATGCTTGACCTATTCGAATATCCCGAACAATGGCCCGCTAACTTGCGGGCTATTTTGGCGCGTTATTTAACAAAGGATCAAAACTACACTAATTTAAAACAGCTAGAAAACGAGCTTTTAAAAATCGGTTATTCTATCGAATACGGTTTGGATTGTGTCGCGTACAACTTGCAAAAAATAACGGCCTAAAATTAGGCGTTTTAACGCGTTTAAATTTTCGGCAATACATTACCATTAGTAAAAAAATATCGCCGCGCTAAGGGCTTAAAAATAGGCTAAAAAACCAAGCGCGCGAACGTAGTATAAAACAAAAGTACTGGACGAAATCCAAAGGTAGACGAAACCTAAACCAGTGGAGGAAATCCGTAGACGAAATCAAAAGAAGTAGACTAAAACACAAAAAATAGAACCAGTTAGAACCAGTTCTAAAATTTAAAGCCCGTGTAAATTTGCGCGCTTAATTAGTAGACGAAATCAGAAGGAAAACAAAAAGCGTAGACGAAATCCAAAATAGTAGTAAAAAAAATAACCAGTTTAAACCAGTTACAAAATTTAAAACCAAAACAAAAAACAAAATGAATAGACGAAAACAAAAAACAGCGCGCCAACCTAGTGGAAATTAAAATCCCTAGTGGAAATTAAAACTGGTTCGCGCCAGTAGTGGAAAACAAAACCAGTAGTGGAAAACAAAACCAGTAGTGGAAAACAAAATTTACCAGGCGCTAGTGGAAATTAAAATCGGTAGTGGAAATTAAAACCATTCAAACAAAAAACTTACCGCTAGTGGAAAACAAAAATAAATTTTACAATTCACTTGCAATTAATTATACAGAAGTTTGTACATTTACATCAGTTAATCACTTAAACACAAACACAAAATGTTAAAAGATCATCACTTTATTCTTGACCAGTCTGGACTTACGCTCGAGCTGGAATCCTTCGAAAATGACGGAATCGCTTTAGAACTTTATTTCGGTAGTGGAAAATCAATCACTTTCGATATTTACGACTGTTTAACAGAAAGATTCTCCGATTCTTACCGCACAATTTGTGCAACTTTTGATCCTTTTATTGTAGAACAACTAGAAAACAATATTCAATTATGCTTTACGAAATGATGACCGCCACAGAATACGGAGTATTGCGTGGCTTTAGCGAAAAATCAACAAGAGTTCACCAGATTATTAGGTCTGGAATCAATCCGCCCGAATGGGTGCATCCGCCTAGAAAGCTAGGAAATCAATGGGTAGTATTTGTATCAACTGAATGGATTAACAATGGTAGAGGATAGAATAAAGGAATGGATTCTTAAAAATTACGGAGAAGTTCCAACTAATGTAAAAATTCAAATGATTAACACATTTGAGTTGTATTGGGATCAGTTTAATTTTCAATACGCTGAGGGGAAAACGCTAAAAAAATACCCCTCCCCCCCCCTCCCTATTTCTTAACTAAAACACTAAAAAAAACACACACACAAAATGAAAGAACTAATTTTAATCCAATCGGAGCTAAAAGCTCCAAAGAATCAGTTTAACGCCTTCGGCAAGTACAAATACCGTTCTGTAGAAGATATTTTAGAAGCTGTAAAGCCTTTGCTTTTGAAATACGAATGCACGTTAATAATTGAAGACGAAGTAAAAGAAGTCGGAGGAATTGTTTTTATCGAAGCTACGGCTTCAATTCAAAAAGACATGGAAGGCCGAGCAGTAACTGCCCAAGCTGGAATCGACATCAACCGCAAAGGAATGGATGTGGCGCAAAGTTTCGGAAGCAGCAGCTCGTATGCTCGAAAGTACGCGCTTAATGGTCTTTTTCTCATAGACGATACGAAAGACCCAGATTCGACGAACGATCACGGCGCTAAAAAAGAGGAATTAAATCCTTCACACGTAAAATGGCAAGGCGCCAAGGATTCTCTAGCAAACGGAAAAGTTACCCTAGAGCAAATTAAGTCGGTTTATATTTTAACAGCACAAAACGAAAAACTTCTTTTATCATGAATTTTAAATGCAGAGCAAGCGCACTTGGTCAATTAATGACTAACGCGCGCAGTAAAACAGAAACTTTGTCCCAAACGACAAAAAGCTACCTCGAAGATTGGTACAAAGAGCAGATTTACGGCGTAAAAAAGCAAATTAAATCTAAATACATCCAAAAAGGATTGGCTTTAGAAGATACGGCTATCGAGTTTTACTCGGTAGCTATGGAAAAGGACTTTATGATTAAAAATCTAGAACATTTTGAGGACGATTTCTTTACGGGAACTCCAGATTGTTTCCATGACGGAATAGTTTACGATTTTAAAACGTCCTGGGACTGCTTTACTTTCCCTCTGTTCGACGATCAGCCAGACACTGGATACTTCTATCAACTTCAAGTTTATATGCATTTGACGGGCTTAAAAAAGGCCAAATTGGTTTACACGCTTCAAGACACTCCAGATTTCTTGACTTACGAGGAGCCAGTAAGCTACGCACACGTGGAAAACAAGTATAGAATTAAGGAATTCAATATCGATTACGATTCAGAAGTAATTGAATCGGCAAAAGCTAAAGTTTTAGAATGTAGAGAATATTTAAACACAATGGCGATATGAAAGAAACAGCAGTAGATTGGTTATTCCAAAAACTATGGGATAATCCAAAAGACAAACTTACTTGGTACAAAATTTTAATTGATGCTAAAGAAATGGAAAGAAAACAGATAGTTGAAGCTTATGAATCTGGAGTTTGGGATTTAGGATGCAGAAATAGTGATTCAAAAATGTACTACAAAGAAAACTACGGAAAAATATGACTTCGCTAAAACAAGAACAGAAAGACGAAATAGTTAGGTTGTATAAACTTAAAGTAATGAATAAGAATATTGCAACCTTACTTAATGTTAGTAAACATTTGGTAAATAATTTTATTTACAAAGAATACTTGCTAACTAATGAGAGAGCTAAAAATACTTGCGCTCATTTGAAATCAGCGGATCAAGTTCTAGAATTGTACAAAAAAGGTTTGCCGTATAAAAAAATCATGGAAATGACTGGTGTAAAATACCACCATTTGTGCGAAATTCTAAAACTTACGGACCACAGAAGAGTAAGCGGTTTGTCTATAAAAATTGTTAGGCAAATAGAACGAATGGTAGAGGAAAATATGAGGACTTCTGAAATAGCAAAAGAGCTAGATTTAGAATACAATCGAGTTTCACATTGGGTTCGAAAAGCACGGAAAGAAGGTGTACACTAGTTTACACTAAGTGTACACTAAAGTGTAAACCAAAATAGCGCTCCATTGGCTCCAATCGCAATAAGTGAACACTTTGAACACTTTTTGACAAAAATGAAAAAAAATAAATTTTCACCTAGTCAAAAAAATATATTCTAAAAAAAAGTGTAAACTTGTAAACCTAGTGGAAAAAACAGCCTAAAATCGCCTTAATTTAAACGTATTGGCACTTTTAGGGGGTTTACACTAGGTGTAAACTAAGTGTAAACTTGTGTACACTTTTTTGCTCAAAACAGCCAAAAACACCCCTACCCCCCCCCCTCTTTTTTCAAAACTTTGTAAAACACAAAAATGAACGTAACATTAGGAAGAGCAATCAATTTACTGAACTCAGGGTTCAGCGTAATGCCAATATCCGAGGGTAAAAAACCTTTGATTTTATGGAAAGAATACCAGACCAAAAAGATTGAAAAATCTGAATTAGAGAAGCTAGAATACAAGACAAAAGGATATGGTATTATAACTGGTTTTTATGACGTTGAATGTATCGATGTAGACTTAAAGGTATTTCCTACAATCCAAGAAGGAAAAAAGTTCTGGAGTGAGTTCGTATCTTTTATTTCCGATCACATAGATGACTTTAATAGAAAGTTTGTCATTTATAAGACCATAAATTCTGGATACCATATTATTTACCGATGCAGTAAGATAGAGGGAAATAGAAAGCTTGCTACGCTAAAGGGACATTCTCAGGCACTAATTGAAACTAGGGGAACTGGTGGATACATCTACATTTACGACAATCAAGTATCTGAAATGTCTTATGAGCAAATTCAAGAGATTACTCAAGAAGAACGGGATATTCTATTTAGCCTATGTAGATATTTTCACTACGATGAAACCAAAGTGGAAACTGTAGTGGAAAATACAGAGTACAGCGGACTAACTCCTTGGGAAGATTATAATCAACGTAATAAATCTTTAGATTTAATTTCAGATGAGTTTTCAGTAGTAAAGCATTTGACCGATAGAATAGTGATAAGAAAAACTAATTCTAAGGATGCATTACACGGATTCATTTATAAGGATACTGGATTGTGTTATCTATTCACTACGGCTACTATTTATCCCCATGAAACACCTTTAAATCCTTTTAGTATCTATGCCTACAAATTCTTCAATGGAGACTTCTCAATGGCTGCAAAAGAGCTGTATAAAGAAGGATATGGAGAGCGTAAAATAAAAAAAGTAGAAATAGAAAAGATTGAGATACCAAAGGAAGATTTAATATTCCCTATTGATATATTCCCAGACTCAATACAGAGTTATATTCTGTTAAATCAGAAAACACTTAATCATTCTATTGATTATATGGGAAGTTCCTTGCTTTGGCTTTTATCACTTTGCATAGGAAACGCTTGCAAGGTAGAGGTAAAAACAGGCTGGAGGGAATCTTGCAACATCTGGATTGGCTTAATAGGTAAGGCTGGACTAGGAAAAACACCTAGTATAAATGCAATTATATTTCCTATAGCAAAGAAGAATAGCTTTGAGATTAAGCATTATCAGAATGAGTACAAAAAGTATAAGGAATACGAGCGATTGACGGCAAAGGAAAAGAAGGACGTAGAGGAAGTTAGGGAACCAGTAAGAAAGCAATTAATTGTAAACGACATCACTGTTGAAGCATTGGCTGATTTGCACGAGGAAAACGAAGTAGGAATCGCCGTATTTAAGGATGAGCTGAACGGGTGGATTAAGGATATGAATAAATACAAGCCTGGTTCTGATTTGGAGTTCTGGTTATCCTGTTGGTCTAATCAAGCAGCAATTCTAACAAGAAAATCAGCTAAAAGTAGCTTTGTTGCGAGTCCCTTGATTCCCGTTCTAGGTGGTATACAACCTGGTATATTCTCCCAGATTTCCACCATGGAAAACAAAGACAATGGATTCTTAGACCGATTGCTAGTTAGCTATCCAGACAAGGAAATTGAGCATTACAATAAGAATTCGATAGACCAAGAAATATTGGATTGGTACGAAGCTTACATCAGTCAATTCTATAATCTAGTTAGAAGTCAAGTATTGCAGTATAATAAGTTTGGAGAGATTGAAAGTAAAATCGTTCGATTTGATAGCCAAGCAGATATTGAGTGGGAGCGGATATTTAACAATATTACAGACTTGCAGAACTCCGATGATATTTCGGAATATGTAAAATCTATGTTGAGTAAGCAAAAGGCTTATGTTCCTAGATTTGCTCTTTTGATTAATACTTTATGGGCATTTGAGACTGGAAATAATATTGATTTTGTCACTAAGGATTCTTTGTTAAAAGCAGAGAAGTTAAGCAACTACTTTATTGCAATGTCTAAAAAGATTAAGCTAAGTAGCTTAGAATCGAATGAGTTGAGTGAAATAATTAGGTCAATGAAAAATGAATCTATCGAAAAGAAAATTGATATGATTCAAAAGACAATCCCTGATTTTAATCGCTCTGAGTTAGCTGAATTACTAAATGTTAGTAGAACCACAATTTATAAACACTTAAAGAAATGAAAACAATTAATAGTATAAGCGGAGGAAAGACCTCATCTTATTTAGCTGTGCATTATCCAGCAGATTACGAAATATTTGCATTGGTTCAAATTGAGGATATAAATTGCAAGCCTAAAGATTTAAGCCTTGTAAAATACGCCTCCGAAAAGCTAAATAAAGATTTTATAGCAACGGCAGAAAGCGATTTAACTTTATACGCAATAAGAGATTTGGAGCAATTAATTGGAAAAGAAATTATTTGGGTTGCTGGAAAAACCTTTGACGCTTTAAACAAAAAGAAAAAAGCAATACCTAATCAACAATTTAGATTTTGCACAACCGAGATGAAATTAAGACCAATATTTGATTGGTGGTATAAAAACATTGGCGAAAAGGTTAAAATGGGTGTTGGTTTTAGATATGACGAAAAGGAACGAGCCGAAAGATTTAGTACAAGTTTTAACGGAATTATAGGCGAAAAAAACAACCGCAACCAATGGCGAGAAATAGATTGGAGAGAAGGATATTTCCCATTAATATAAAATAAAATAACTCATTACCCTATTTACCAATGGGCGCAACAAAGCGGCATTATATTTCCACCTGACAGCAATTGCGTTGGTTGTTTTTGGAAACCAGTACAACAACTTAGGAAAAATTGGGAAACAGAACCTGCTAAGATGCAATGGTTTGCAAACCAAGAAAATAAATCTACTTGGAAAAAGGAAATGAGTTACGAGCAAATAAAAACTATTGGATTGCAACAAGACTTTTTCTTTGGAACTGGAAGCGGATGTCAAGCTGGATTTTGTACAGATTAATAACTATAAACTTAAAGAAATGATTGAAGCACTAGACGAAGTATCAGAAATCCCATTTGAAGTATTCTGGGATAAATTTATGGAAGTAAATCCTGGCGATTACGATAAAAATTACACGCAAGGGATTTGGCTAAAAACAAGAGAAGCAAATAGAATACTTGCATTTAAATACTTATGTAGGTTTGG